AGCACCTCGTCTCGAGGGTCTACGCAACATAGAAATTTCTGAGAATAGGATAACTCTCGGGGGGGCTATACATTTTTAAGAACATTAGAACATTCCGAACAATACCGCACAAACCGCAGCCACAAGCCATTTCATATTGTTCTTAATTTTCTCTACATTCCGAACATTACGAACAATACCGAACATTGCCCCTCCAAAACCGTGTTTGTAACTTGACATTGTAAACTACCTATGCTATAATATGGGTTCATGGTCGAAATTTTGCCATGTCCTATTGTTCTACTTTTTACGATTGGAGCCACTATGCCATTTACTATTGCCGACATTTCCGCGCTAAGCGGATTTGTCCGTACCCCCGACAAGCCCTGCCGTATCTGCAAGGAAGCCATCGACCCTCGTCGTGTAGTTCTAGAGAAGACCACATGCCTTGAGTGCCAACAGGACTTGGACATCACCGAGCCTGTAAAACACCTGATTGCTATCCCGTACAACAAGGGAGCCTATCAGTACATCCACGACCCCAAAGACCTGTTCAACACCAACCCGAAGGAGCCACGAGTATGACTATGATGAACGAGATAGTACGCACCGTTCGAGAGAATCAGGTGATTACAGACAGATCCGCAGAGAACGGAATTGTCCGAGTAATGGTTAAGGTTAACTACGGCACGGCGCACTACTACCCTGCCAACCCAACCGCCGAACTATTCCGCAGAATCCAAGGTGGCAAGACCCTGACCAAAGACACCCTTAAGATCCTAAAAGACGAGGGCTATGAGATCCAATACCGCTATGAGGAGCCTGCAATATGAGCCAAGAGATGAACCATCAGGAGGCGTTTTTCTTCATTTTGAAAGCGGCAACGGCATACTTCAAATACGCCGACTTTGATGCGCCCGAGCCAACGGGGGAGGACTTGCGCATGGTCACGCTGTATCAGAACTATATAGATGCCCTTGTGACCATCGGGGGAGAAGAACTATGAGGGAATTTGCGGAGTTTTTGAGGATGTTGAACGACGCCTTGGGGCTGATAGCCATAGCGTTCTGCGTGTACTTCTTGGCATGCATTTTAACTAGCAAAGGAGATAAGGAATGAGAGTAGTCGTTATTTTTGAGTTTGAAGGTGTGGATGCCAACGGTGAGCAGGCAGACCTGATAGTAGGGGAAATCACCGAGTCGTGCGAGACCATGCAGGCAGCGTTTGATGCGAGTGCCTGTTGGGTCGATGAGGTTCTAGTTACTGTCGAAGGGGGTGGCGAATGAAAGGTCTGTTTAAGCGTACTTATTTGTGTGGCATCGGAGGGATGAAGTGTCCCTGTTGTGGCAAGCGCAAAGACCCAAGGGCAAGGCAGTTATACCATCGCCAAGCCAAACGACGGCTAGCCAAGCACATTAATCAAATCGAGAAAGAGGGAGTGGCGAATGAAAACTAATTGGTGGGTTGAGTCGGGGGCTGCTGCTCAAGCAGCACAAGATTTGGTGTGGTTTATTGTGCTCGTGTTCGTAGGCATAGGCTTGTTGATATGGCGGGACATGAGAAACGAAGGTAAGCAACAGGACAAATCCGCTTCAAACGGAAATGTCCGCAAAGGAGATAAGAAATGAATTTACAGAGTGCATGTATTCCTGTGCTTGCATCTTATGAGGATGCCAAGGAGCACTACGAGGAGGTTAAGCCGTTGAGGTCAGGCGCAAAGAAAGGCTTAAGACCATTGGGGCGTAACCGTAGGTATTTCCAATGCCTGATAGCCCACGATGCCGAGGCTAATGCGTACAACGCAACACTTTATGAGAACGAAGTGGTTAAGTGGTTGCCCGACGGAGAGATTCATGTATGCCTATGTGGGTATGACACGCCAAGCACGAGGCAAGTTATCTATGCAACGACAGGGCATAGGCTAAAGCATGACCGAGGGACTACCTATATCAATGTGAACGGTGGATGGTACGGGTTCGATGACGGTAACTACACCATGCGCATCAAGGACAACGAGGTGATCAATCCGGCGCAACAGTATGCGTTCAAGATAGATCGGAGTGCTATGAAAACTAAGCGCAAAGAGTTTGGTGCTTTCATAGAATATGTTGGCAATATGGGTAAGGTGGTCGCTGGCATAAAAGCATCCGAGGTCAACGCGACAGTCCAATCCGGTCAAGTGGTGTTTCAGATCTTGGGTAACGGGCAAAAGATGATGTCAAAGATTAGCCTGCCGTCGTCTGGTTCTTATTATGTGAGAGACATTGGTAACGCTAGAGAGGTATGCAAGAACTTTTTGCAAGAAGTCAAGCAAGCACAGGAAGCGGAGGACTTAGAGAAGATCTATGCCTTGTTTGTGCAGTTGGGTGCGTCATCCCTGCATTTCAACAGCAGGCTAGATTCGTATATGAAGTCATGGGCATGGAACGCACAAGAAGATGGAACAGAGATAGGTGAGCCTATGCTTAACTACTTTGATGAAATAATTAAGCATGTTTATAGGGAGGAAGTTTTTGTAAAAGCAGAAGTACCCGTTGGAGTAAAAGTAAGTAATGCAAACCGTAAGTATTTTATCTAACCAAAGAGGAAACTAAAAATGGAAGTCAATCTAAATAGTAGCGTTACCCTAGCCGAAGCGGCAGACATTGTCGTTGCAATTGGTACAACCAACACTTGCTACCTTGTAGGTGAGCCGGGCATCGGCAAAACCGCAATGCACGACACAGTTGTGTCGAAGACGGGGCACAAAGGTGTGTATATCGATGCGCCGAACACAGAGTTGGGTGATGTGGGTATCCCTGTGCCAAACCATGAGACTAAGACCACGCATTTCTATCTTAACGATCATTGGGGACTGCACACCGGTGAGCCACTTGTCATCTTCATCGACGAGTTTACGAAGGCATCTCAGGCGGTACAGAACATGTTGCATCCACTAATCCACGAGCGTCGCATCGGTGGGGTGAAACTGCACAAGGACTCTATCGTGATGATCGCGGGTAACTTAACAACCGACGGAGTTGGCGATACGATCAAGGCGCACACAGTTGGTCGTGTGACTAAGGTGCGTATCAAGAAACCACATGCCGGTATCAACGCCGACGGTACTATCGACCCTGATTCATGGGGTATGTATGCGGTGCAGAACAATGTAGCACCGGAAGTGATTACCTTTGTCAAAGAGTATCCACAGGTCTTGGCATCTCACTACGACGGAGGGCAAGCAGAGAATCCGTATGTCTTTCATCCGAAGAAACCACAGGATTCTTGTGTATCGCCACGCACTTTGGTCAAGGCAAGCAACATCGTTAAGAAACGCTTTAGTGTGTCACACAATGCACTAAAGACAAGTCTTGAAGGTACGATTGGCGCAGCAGCAGCAAGAGATATGTTGGCGTACTTGGAAGTTGCCGATTCGCTACCAACGTGGGAGCAGATTGTTAACAAACCAAACGAAGCACCCGTACCCTCATCTCCAGCAGCACTTTGCATCTTAGCGTTCAACGCATTGCAGAGAATAGATAGAAGTAATATCGGTAAGTGGTTCGAGTATATGAAGCGCACGCCGAAGGAGTTGCAGTCTGTCTTTTGTCTGAGTGCTATGAAGTCTGACGACAAGAAGTCATTGGTGATGACAAGCGCATCGTTTGTTACATGGATGCGTGAGAATCAGTACTTGTTCTAAGCATGGATACCAAGTATGTATTGTTCCGAGGAGATGTATGGATACTGTTGCGCAAGGATCATTACGGTGATGAAAGCATTTGGCACATTCAAGCAAACGACCCGCATGCTATATGGATGCGGTATGTCTCAGCAAGTCTGTGTACCGAACTTGACCCTGCGCTAAACATTTTATTTGAAAGGAAAGAAAATGGTTGAATTGACCACGATGTTTGCAACGCTATCGCTATTCCTAGCATGGCGTCTGTATATTGTTAGTAGAAATCTAAGCATGGCAGATACCATGATTAGAGGAATCTTGGCAGGGAAAGTTGTAGTAACCCAAAACAAAGACAGCATAGAATTGGAGATAAAAGATAATGGCTAAACTAACTGCCGAACAACGCATCGAGAAAGTCCATGTGGCTCTCATGCGTCACAAGAAGTTTTGTTTGTTCTCAGGCTTGTTCATGGTGGGCAAGGTCACAGTTGATGACGCGATGCCGACTGCTGCGACTGACGGGATCAATGTAATCTACGGGCGTGCTTTCGTGGATCGCCTTGACGACAAACAGTTGGGGTTTCTTATCTTGCATGAGGCTATGCACAAGGCTTATCGACATCTCACTACATGGGAGAAGTTGTACAAGAAAGATAAGGCTCTAGCCAACGCCGCTTGTGACTATGTGATCAATCTGCAAATCCAAGACCACGACCCCAATCAGGAAGTGGTAACTATGCCGACTGATGAGGAAGGCAAGATCATGGGATTGATAGATGAGAAGTATCGTGGCATGGATGCGCATCAAGTATTCCTGCTTCTTGAGAAAGAGAAAGAGGGTAGAGATGGCTCAGGTGGCTCATATGATCCGGACAATCCTAGACCATCTAGGAATGTCCAAGGGTTCGACGAGCATCTGTGGGAAGAGGCAGGGCAGATGGATGCGAAGGAAGCCGAGGGTATTGCCAAAGAGATCGACAACGCATTGCGCCAAGGTGCTTTGCTTGCAGGCAAGATGAACGGCAAGGTGTCTCGTGACATTCAAGAATTGCTTAATCCCAAGATTGATTGGCGCGAGGTGCTACGGGACTTTGTCAAACAGATTGCCAAGGGACACGACGACTCATCGTGGCGTCGGTTCAACAAGCGACTGCTTGGCTCAGACATTTACATGCCGACTGCTATCTCACAACGACTGCAATGCATCGCGGTTGCGGTGGATACTTCAGGTTCGATAGATAGAGAGGCATTGGCTGAGTTCTTATCTGAGATCAAGTCTATCTGCGAAGAGGTCACACCACAGAAGGTGGAGTTGATGTATTGGGATAGCCATGTGGCGGGGCACGAGACCTATGAAGACGGGGCGGTTCAGACCTTAACTGATTCTACGAAACCACGAGGTGGTGTGGGGACTAATCCTTCCTGTGTAGTCAAGTTCATGGGCGATAAGCAGATCAACCCCGACTGCGTGGTGGTGATAACAGACGGGTGTTTCTACGACGGGGAGGGTGATTGGTCTACGGTCAATGCCCCCTTGTTGTGGTGCATCAAAGACAACAAGCAATTTACACACAAGTATGGAAAGGCGGTGCATCTATGAGTGCGAAGCGAATCACAGTATCAGTTAACGCCGAGACTGTTGAGAAGTTGAGGCAGTTGCAGGCTGAGTTGAAAGCGGTGATGGGTGTGGACTTTAGCATTAGCCAAGTCATTGATTATTTAATTAACGAAAGATCAAAAGGAGAGCAGTCATGAGTTCATTTGGTATTGAGACAAGCGCCATGCTTGTAGAGTTATCGATTAGTTGCTGGACGGCCCGCAAGTTAGATAAGCGTGTTTCTCAAGAAGTAGATGCTACTAATGGGGCGAAGGCCCGTGCGGGTAACTACAACAAGAATCTTCTCGCCGGTACGCAGAAGTTAGACAACATCGTGAAGTTTGCAGCCAATGCTCGTGCATGGCATAACGTCAACACTTTGCCTTGGTCGGACAACGGACTACGACTGCTACCTGTGGAGAACTTCTTGAGGTACAAGGAAAGGCTTGGAGAATTGGAGCAAGAATACAACACTTTGATACAAGACTTCTTGACTTCTTATCCTAACTTAGTAGACGCGGCAGCTTTCCAATTGGGCACTCTATTCGATAGAAGTGAGTATCCCGAAGCCGAGGATATTGCTAGTAAGTTTAGGTTCCGCTATACCTTTTCGCCCGTGCCCACAGCAGGGGATTGGCGTATCAATGTGGGGCAGCAGGCACGCGAGGAACTAGAGACGCAATGCAACAATGCTATCGAAGAGCGTGTCAAGGGGGCTATGAAAGAAGCGTGGTCTCGACTGCATGAATGTTTATCCCATGTTAGCGAAAGGCTTGAGGATACTCAGCAGGACGCCAAGAAGAAAATATTCCGAGACTCCTTGGTGGATAACGCACACGAGTTGATCGACATGCTCAAGGTACTCAACGTAACCAAAGACCCTGAGTTGGAGCGAGCACGAGCGTTGATGGCTCAGACATTTACGGGTTTGGAAGCCAAAGACTTACGGGACAGCGATGCAACCCGCAAGGGAGTCAAAGCCGAGGTCGATTCAATACTATCTAAATTTAACTTTTGATTGGAGAAAACTATGAAGATTAAAAACTTGCGCCAAGGCACAACCCTTGCACCACGACTGAGAGATGTTCTTGAATTGATCTATGCCAAACGCCCTCTAATAGAGTATGAGGTGACTAAGTATTCACAGGACAATTACGCCGAGTCTGTTCGGGCTTGGCAAGACGGGCAACGGGTGGGTGACATTCATGCTCGTTTCCGTAGATACAGTCCGTCTAGCGGGAGTACTGAAATGTGGTACGCCATCGACGCCGATACTATTAAGAAAGAGCGGGGGGATCGCAACAGGAAGTATTGCAAAGACGCCAAGGTAGCAGCACGTACTGCTATAGAAAAGTTTGCGAAGAAGCCTCTGGCTGAGCTAGGCGAAAAATTAATACGCGAAGTCAATATCACAATAGAGTCTATGCAAGATAGAATTGAGCATGCTTATACACAATCAATTAGTTATGCTAGCCTAGAACTTGCTAACTACTTTACTGATTTGGTTTTGGCTAACAACCCCCCTGTGCCGAAACGCACGATTGACTCAATAGTTAGTAATGACGCACTACGCAAACGAGAGAACTATGATATTGCTTGTAATGTCCACAAGCATTTCAAATCCAAAAACGGTTACGTCATCAGGGTTATGGAAGATGAAACATTACTGTGTGCGCATATAAGTAATCCTGACACAACAAGTAAGCACCAAAGCACCTACGAGTTGGATCAGTATTCGCAAGAGAAATTTGCTATGCTTAAGTTGCTAGATCCAAAACAGTTTGCTGCCGACATCGGTGTGAAGTATGAACGCGACGAACTGAATGAGTTTGGTAGCAAGAAAGAAACAATCTATTTTATCGTAGCAGGCGAAACTAAAGTGATAGAATAACCTTTCATTCCACCGTATTGCAGATGCGGAGCACTCCAATCGACCTGCGTGGGACAGGTTAATCTGCTAATCCCACACCTTTCCTGACGGACATTCCTAGACGACCTAGGAATGTCCGTTTTCTTTTGGGGGTTCTCCCTAATATAAAAAATCCCTTGCAATCTTAGTTAGTTTGAAGTATACTCTGTCCATAATCCGACAAGAGGATACACAATGACAACAACACCAGAGGGTCGAGTCAAAGCCAAAGTTAAGGCTTTACTCAAGAAGTACAACATCTATCACTTCATGCCTGCAACAGGCGGCTATGGTCGAAGTGGCGTCCCCGACATCATTGGCTGCGCCAATGGGAAGTTTATTGCTATTGAGTGCAAGGCTGGAAAAAATATGCCGACTGCATTACAAGAGCGCGAGTTAAACATTATCGGTGCAGCGGGTGGCTTTGCCGTCTGCGTGAACGAAGAAGGGTTGGCTGTGCTCGAAGAAGCCCTCCGCAATCTGACCAGTTCCGAGGAGTGAAAGCCTATGCCAATTATTTCTGAGCAAGTTAAAATTTTGTTGGATCGCATGGACATGCATCCCGATGAATTTGTGCACCCGTATGAATCTAGAAATATAAATTCTAAGTGGGGGGAGGTCTTAGACGAAGGCACGTTTAATCGTGTAGAACGATTTCTTATCAAGCGCAAAGTGCGTGCCCTAAAACGCAAAGTCACGCAAGATTTGATACTAGCGACGATTATGTATGACGAACCTCCCCAAAGAGGAAAAGTTAGTTGGAGTTCGCTAGTTCGCATTGCTGACGAGTTAGAGGTAGAGAATAAGAAAAACATGAAAGTTAAAAAATAATGATCATCACAGTAGATTTTGAGACGTACTACGACAGAGAGTTTTCACTCTCGAAGATGACCACAGAAGAGTATGTTCGTGACGATCAGTTTGAAGTTATTGGGGTAGCCGTCAAAGTTGATGACGCCGAGACTGAATGGTTTAGTGGTACGTATTCTGAGACCATGCATTTCTTGGGTAAGTTTAAGTGGTCTGAAGCGTTTGTCTTGGCGCATAACACTATGTTCGATGGCGCAATCCTTTCTTGGAAATTCGGTGTTAAGCCAATGGTGTGGTTAGACACCCTCTGCATGGCGCGTGCTACCGACGGGCTTGAAGTCGGAAACAGTTTGGCGAAGTTGGCTGAGCGATATAACTTAGGAGTCAAAGGCAATGAAGTGGTTAATGCGATGGGCAAAAGACGAGCAGCGTTTTCTGATGAGGATCTTGTCCGGTACGGTAATTATTGCCGTAACGATGTTGATCTCACTTACGATCTTTTTAAATGCCTTGCCCCTAGATTTAATAAAACAGAACTTAAACTTATTGACCTCACTCTGCGAATGTTTACTGAGCCGGTCTTAGAATTAGATCTACCATCACTTGAGCAACACTTAGAGGATGTCAAAGATAAAAAAGAAAAGTTGATGGCTGCTGCCGAGTCTGACAGGGAAACCCTGATGTCAAACGATAAGTTTGCTGCACTGCTGCAAAGTATTGGCGTTGTAGTGCCGACCAAGATTAGCCCTGCCACAGGCAAGGAAGCATGGGCGTTGGCTAAGTCTGACGAGGGTTTGAAAGAACTACAAGAACACGAAGATCTGCGGGTACAAGCGTTAGTGGCTGCGAGACTTGGAACGAAGAGCACGCTAGAAGAGACCCGCACTACACGATTCATTGGAATAGCAAAGCGGGGCAACATGCCTGTGCCTTTGCGCTATTACGCCGCCCACACAGGGCGTTGGGGTGGGGATGACAAACTTAATCTTCAGAACCTACCGAGGAGTGGAAGGCTTAAGCAAGCAATCGTCCCTCCCGATGGGCACGTTATTATTAACGCCGACTCGTCACAGATCGAAGCGCGTACTGTGGCTTGGTTGGCAGGACAAGAGGACTTAGTCGATGCGTTCGATAAAGGTGAAGACGTATACAAAATTATGGCGTCGGCAATTTATGGCAAAAGTGTCGAAGAAATTACGAAGGAAGAACGATTTGTTGGTAAGACGACTATCCTTGGCGCGGGATACGGAATGGGCGCGGTTAAATTTCAGACTCAACTTAAGGTGTTTGGGGTTGACTTACCGGAGGAAGAGTGCCAACGCATCATTGCCGTCTATCGAAGTACCTACCCCTCGATCCCCGCGCTTTGGAAGCAGGCTCAGAAAGCACTTGATGCCTTGGCGTATGGGCAGACAACACCGATTGGGTGTCATTCTGATGTCATCAGCGTTACCGAAAGCGGTATCCGATTACCGTCCGGGTTATTTTTACGCTACCCGGGACTTGAACAAGATTCTGATGGTCAGTATTCATATAAGACAAGGATGGGGAAAACTAAAATTTATGGCGGGAAAGTCACCGAGAACTTTACTCAAGCGGTTGCGCGATGTGTAATTGGAGAGCAAATGCTCAAAATTGCCAAGCAATATAAGGTAGCATTAACGGTGCATGACTCTGTCGTGTGCATTGCTAAAGAAGGTGAAGTTGAGGAAGCAGTAAGTTACGTAACCAAGTGTATGCAATGGCGCCCCAAGTGGGCACAAACACTACCTCTTACATGTGAAGTTGGATATGGAGTTAACTATGGTAAATCTTAAAGGTATTCAAGCATATAACAATGTAGCGTCATTACAGGGTACATCAATGAAAATAGACACATCGTTAAATTACACGGCTCACGAGTTAAAAGTAAAAGAACTATTAAAAGAAGTCCACATACATTTGCTTGCAGATGATTATGTAGCAGCAGCATCTACAATTGAGCAAACTATTGTTGAACTAAGGTTGATGAGGGCGGCGGTAAAAAGCCATATCAAAGAATGAAATATACTTGGTCGTACAGCAGCATCTCGCTGTTTCAACAATGCCCCCGCAAGTATTATCGGATGCGGATTGTCAAAGATATTGTTGAGCCGCCGACCCCACATCTTGATTATGGCACCGAGGTTCACAAAGCAGCCGAGGACTATGTATGTGCGGATAAGCCAATAGACCCTAAGTATGCTTTCATAAAACCCCATTTAGATTTTTTAAAGTCCCTGCCCGGTCTGAAGTTGTGTGAGTACGAGATGGGGTTAACCAAAGACTTTGAGCCAGTTGGGTTCCATGATGAGAACGTGTGGTTTCGTGGAATAGCAGACTTACTGATCATTGAGGGGGACACCGCAATGATCGTGGACTACAAAACAGGTAAGTCGTCTCAATACGCCGACACCAAACAGTTAGAGTTGTTAGCGTTGCTGACATTCAAACACTTCCCACATGTGAAATCAATTAAGGCAGGGCTGCTGTTTATCGTAGCCCAAGACTTGGTTAAGGCGTCATTCGTTAACGATACACAAGACATGGCATGGAGCCGGTGGTTGCCCGAGATCCAAAGGCTTGAGGCTGCTATGACAAACAACGTATGGAACGCAAGACCAAACTTCACATGCAGAAAGTTTTGCCATGTAAAAGATTGCGAACACAATGGAAGAGGTGAATGGAGATGACGGCTAAGAAAACCCCCAAGGTTGAAGAGGTTACTTTCCCTTTAAATGAGGTACCTTACGAAATGTTGCGATTGGCATGGCCTTTTAAAACCGCTAAGGAGCATGAACTAATTCTTAAGTGGGCTAGAAAACAAACTAAGGTAAGGAGAATTTCATTTTTATGAGTGCAAATGATGAACAGGTTGGTGGTACACACTACAAGGACAAGTCTATTCAGCCTTGGGATTACATAGCCGCAAACAATATTGGGTATTTTGAAGGCAACATTATCAAGTACGTTTCTCGATGGCGAAGTAAGGGTGGAATTGACGATCTAAATAAAGCCGCGCACTATCTTAAAAAATTAATTGAATTGCAGAAAGAGGGGTAGCATGTCCTACAAATTAGATTATAGAGCGCAAGGCACTGCTAATAGTAGGTTGTTATCAGCAGTTGTAGCGTTAGCAGTTCAAGACGCGCAGTTAGCCCCACGCAAAATAGGCAAAATACGGATACCTACAGATGAGTCAATCTCTGCAATTTATTTTTTATTCCAACACTCTGATAGTTACCTAAATCTTTTAGACATAGACCCCGAACAATTTCGTGACAAATTATTAAAACTTATGTTTGAGATGAATAAAAAAGTTGTACAGTTTGAGTCATCAAAACGCCGAAACTTTAGATATAACTACCAGTGGATGAGGCGCAAAGAAAATATATCAGACTTAACAAAGGCTTATGAAGCGGAACTTGAGAAGATGGATGAGGATGAATAATGGATAAACACCCATCAGGATTAACGTGGGAAAGGTGGGAGTGGCCCTTTAAAACACCACAAGAAAGACAACTCGTAGCAAAGTATTTTGACCGTGTAAAGAAAGCAGCAGATAAAGAAGAAAAGCAAAAAATGTTAAATAACCTAGGAGAGGCTTTGTTATGAAAAAACTAATTGCAAGTCTATTATTTGTCCCGTGCATGGCGAGTGCTGAGTTTTTGGATGGTAATGGTCTGTTGTCAAGGATGAACGATTCGGAGGCTATTCCAAAGATGGTTGCCCTTGGTTATGTTCAAGGTGTGGCTGATGTTTACGCTAGGGTGAAG